GACGAAATTGATTTATTTGCATACGTCCGATACACGCCCGTGTTCATCGTGCGCTCCGTGTCTATCTGAACGAATTTTGCGGCGGGCTGATATGTTATCGTTGGTTTTGCTTGCCATTGCGGGCGCACATCGTTACCAAGTTGAACGGTGTGGGTGTATGTTCCCGTCCCGATATATTGCAGGGTATAGGAATACTGACGATAAGCCGCCGTAGTATCAAGATACTCAGCCGCCGAAACAAGCCAGTATTTACCCAATTCATGAACGAATCGAGCCTGCAAAATATTGCATATTTGTTCGATGGCAGCGCGGCACGTAACCATGTTATTCGCCGCATATTCAAACGAATCAATGTCGGTTGATTTTATGTCGCGGAATGCGTCGTAATCGTTTACGAATGTATTCAAATCGACCTTCAACAGATCTATGCCTTTTCGAAGTGCATCGCTCGAATACATTGCAACGGCATCGCGGAAATAATCCGTATTCGTTCCATTTACAACCCAATAATCCTTTAAACCTAACGTGTCCAAACACCTACGGAATAACTGCGAAATCGTTATTTTACCATCGGTAAACCATGAGGCATCGACGAAAAATCCGTCAAGTAATTCGAGGCCATCGACGGCAGCCAATTCGACCGTTGGTTTCGCTTGTATTGCTCGGTATTGGTGGCGATTTGTTTGAACTCGCCCAAAATGGTATCGACCGGGATAGACCAAAACGATGTAGAACGTGAGGCGCGGATTGAGTTCTCATAGAACGTATCACCCTCTCCGTCGCGCTCTATTGTATAACCTTCGCCCGACAAGGTTAATTCAATCGAGCTATTGAGGCCCTGCAATGAATCGAGTAGGCAGGTTTGGCCTTCTTGGTATCCACCCGCCGATTGAACGCGTGAGGCGTATAAACGGGCCGTTATTTCTGGCGTTGTTCCGTTTGCTCCGTCCCAAATCTCTACGCGGTGCAGCTTGCCCGTCACCGAATAAAACGAACCGTAATATTTCCTAGCCACGTTGGTTATCCTTATTATATCGATTCAAAACAATTGCCAAATCTCGCCCGCTTACCATGGTTGATGCGATGTAACCCGACCCTGAATCGCTTGGTTTCATTAATGATTTTAATTTGTCCAATGGCGCGATAACTTCGGGGTTGGTTGATGCCCCTGGGTATTCTCCCATCAAACCGAGCGTTGGCCCCGATACGATACCACCGTCGGCGAATGCGGTGACGTTGGGGCCTTTGTTTAACATGCCGCTGATTACGGCCGAACCTGCCACCAATGCGACACCCGCCGCGATGGCCGCAACCGGTTGTTTAATTAACAACTCTTTAAACGCCTTGGAAGCCGTTGCGGTTGCTATCAACGCTTGCCCAAATGATTTCATAAATGCCGCCACGGCGCCTAGTAATTTTTTACCAAACGTTTGAAAACTATCGATTTGGCCCGTCAAAACGCCGCCAATTAACTCACCAAACGCCTCTAACCCCTGCGCCGTCAAGCTATTAAATGCCGCGTTAATTCCCTCGGCTGATTTGGCAAAACGTTCCTCGTATGCTTCTTGATTTGCTGCCGCCCTTTGCGCTGCGTAATCAATTTGCGTATACGCGTGCTCGATTGGTTTGGGGTCGGGTATTTTAACCGGCGCTGGCTCGACTGCCTTGATACCTTGCCTCGTTCCGCTTGCTGATGATGCGATTTCGGTGGCCTTCAAATCGTTGGCGGCTTTTTGGGCTGCTTTTAATTTATCGGCTTGTTTAACTTGAAAATCCTTAAAATCTGCCTGTCTCTGATTGGCGATTTCGCCGTTTTTCTCAACCTCGAGCGCAACCACTTTATCCTTGTACTCATTATTGATTGAGTAGCGCAAATCGTTTTCGAGTTGCTCGTATTTTATGCGTATTTCGGCAATTTTTGCAGCGTTGCCCGTTGCCAAATATAACTCCTCGCGGCGTTGTTTGTGTAGTTCATCCATCGCCTCTTTGCCGTACTTTATGTACATGGCCTTTTGGCGGTCCAAACTATCCTGTTTTATCTTAAATATTTCGGCCTCACTTTTACCTTGTGCCTGGGCTTGACTTATCGCCAATTGTGCGCGGCGTTCTTCTTCTTTTATTTGTCGCTGTCCAAGTGTGAGCGATCGTTCCTGCGCTTTTTGAAACGACTCGAGGCGGGCTTTTGCCTTGTCGATTTCGCTCGACATGTTTTTGAACAACGTAACCGCCAAGCCAATCGCAACCAATACGGCACCCGCGCCCGTTGCTAACAACGCGGCCGAGTATGCCCGAGCCGCCAACGTAGCCTGTCCCATTACAAACGTCTGAACCTTGGTAGCTGCCGTTTGTATTCCAATCATTACTGCGCTTTCGGCTTGCAATGCGTTTTGTACTGCCTGCAATCCGTTTACTAGGGCCATGATTCCCTGCAATTTCACCATAGTTTGTTGGAGGTCCTCGTTTTGAATACCTAGTGCGGCCGCCGCCCCTTCAATTGCTCCAAATGCCCCGGCAACTCCTTGAATACCGCCCAAAACGGCATCCAGTCGGCGCGTATCGCTTGCAAAATACGAAACCTCGGCGCGCGTGTCGCCGATGCTGTCCTTTATTTTACCCGCCTCTTTGATCATTGAGTTGGCCGTGGTGGCGAACTCTGGACCTAGGGCGCGAACTTCCATTGCTAAATTTGTGAGCTGCTGAACGGTTCGACCCGTCAATTTGCCCGTGGCCAATTTGTCAAACTGTGCCTGAATGCTAGCAACGCTTTTCCCTGCGTCCTCTGTGAGCATTTTGCCCGACTTCTGAACCGCTACCACCGCCGCATCAAACCCCTTTTTTAGGTTGCTGATGTCGGCCCCGATTACTATATTTAACGATTGACTTTTGGCCATAATTATAAAATTATTCTACTACCACTTTCCAACAACATGAAATCTCCGCTTTCTAGCAACATGAAATTGTCACCGGTTGCGCTTTCGATTCTGCTGTAATTAATTATGTAATCCTGTGAAACGTGATAAACCCCGGCAAACGCTGCCTGGTCCTCATTCATTTCAATTTCGCCGTCGTATTCAATTACTTGAACCGTAACTCCATTAAATATACCAGGCGTTGGAACCTCCATTGCTGATCGCACCAATTCGGCCACCCTGTACGCGGATTGATAGGTCGTGCCGTAAACATCGACCTGAACGCGTGCAAAATCCGTTTTGCTTGGCCCCGATTTGCTCATGTGGGGCACGTTGCTAATTACGTGAATCGTAATTGCGGGGAATGCGGATCCCTGGGGTAATCGTAACGGGTTTATTCTAGACCCAACAACCGCCGTCAACGCCGAATTATTGGAAAGGATGTTGTATGCGGCGTTTATTGCTTTCATGCTTTTGCGGGTGGGGTGAGCTTCGCAAATATATCTTTATGTTTGGAAACGGTCGCAACAATATCGTCGTGTTCTGACTCCTCCCAAGGGAACCGCAATAATTTTGTAGGTTTTATTGGGGCTCTTAAATGCGGCGTCATGGCTGCCGCAACCGTCCAACGCGCAATAATCCATTGGTTCCTATATTCCTGCCTCTGTGCGCTTCTGAGCCCTTCAAGTTTGCGTTTCCAAAATCGGGGCGTTGATTTCAAAAACTCACGCTCCGACAAATTCAATTCGCCATAACTGATGCGCTCAACCATTTTCCAAGTAAGCGGCGCGCCTTCGCCCTCGGGTTCTACTTTCCCTCGGTTTCGTCCGATTCGAAAAAGTCGTTAATGGCTTGTGTAAACCCATCCAAGGCTGGCGACAATTCAGAAAATCGCTTAAGTGATGCGCCTAATTTTTGAATCGTTTTAAATGGGGTTTTTTCTTCCCGGCTTTCGTAGCCCTCCAAAATTCCATAAAACGCGCATTGCAACGCAAAATCCATTGATTTACCAAGGTCGCGTTGTGCGGTTAATTCGCTAAAATTTTCCATTCCCGCGATTTGCATAATTTCGCGGATTGAATTAAAATTAAATAAAAGGGGGTGCTGAACACCCCCGATTTCGATGTGGTCCATACCACGAAGATACAAAAAATTAGATAGTTCCGACAGTCAACGCTCCGGTGCCCTGAATTGAGGCCGTGAAGGTTGTAACATCGTTGTTTGGAGCGCTTAAGCTCAAGTTGCTGAAAAATGCAGCACCGCTCAATTTGATGTCGCCGGTTACGTTTGACGTCATTACGATTGTAACGGATGTACCCGCCAACAAATCGGTCAAAATTTCTTTCCAGCTGATTGATGCGCCTACGCTGCCGTCCTCCTCAAACATACCCTCAACCGACATCGTGTATCCGTACTCGCCCGCAATAAATTCTTTTGCACCCGCGCTGTCTTTGTTGGTGGTTTCAATCATGTCCTTGGTGATTTCAAAATCGTTCGACGTTGCGTTTGCGATTTTGGTCAAAGTTCCGCTCACATCCTTGTAGATTGCGATCAGGGTTCCGTTGGTAATTCCAGTAGTTGCCATGTGTATATTTTTTTTATTTTATTTTCAAATTATTTTTTTTCGCCAAATCGCGAATTATTTTCAACATCCCAGACGTGATCGCCTCGGATGCTGCGTTTTTGTTTGAATCAAACGCCCTACGCATAAATCCGCGCGGTGCAATTTGGCCTGTATATTTCCCATCCTTTGTAAAACGTGGCGCGGTTCCAAATTCCAATATGTGAGCTAAATATCCGTGCTCGCTGTGCCAATCAATACCGGCAAGCGTTCCCGTGAATCCCTTGTTGGTTTTTGTCCCGACAATTTTAACGCTCATTTTTGCCAATCCGCTATCCTCGGGCATGTAGGAACGCGCAACGTAAACAATTTTTTGCGCCTCCTCATTGGTCAAGGCTGCAACGGCTTTTTGGTCCACGTCTTGACCCATAGATTCCAACGCGTTCAACAATTCCGCCATGCCTTCAATTTTTACGCTCATTCTGTTAGGTCGGTTTGGATTTTCAAATACATGTCGCGATCGATATTCGCGATATTGATTATGTTGTAATATCGGTCATTCCAAACGATGCGATCCTTTACGCTTACGCCCGCATCAAAACGCACGGTGAAATTAACGTTTTGGCGGTGCTCTCTGCGATCCGCGTCGACCGATTCGGCCCCACTCTCTGATTCCTGAACGCGTGCCCAGAAATTCGCGTAATTCGCCCACGTTTGCAATTTCTCGCCCGTGTTGGTGTCGGTTGATTCGGTGTATTTCTCAACCGCGATAAATTCGTCCATCAATCCCGCGTTCATCTTATCCGAAATTAACGACCCTGTACTTATCCAATAGATACTCGTGGTTGTAGTCCAATTTGTTCACGCTCGCGCCAATTACAACCGATTGACGGTTGTCGTAATACTGCCCAATTAACAGCAATGCGGCATATTTAATCGAATGCGGAAATTTCGCCGATTCGTTAACACTTGTCGCGCTTGCAAGTTCGAAACCTTCTTTTATTTCGGCAACCAATCGCACGTCGTCGTCGGTCAAATTATCCGGCAAGGTTTCAAAAAATACAGACCGCCCAAACTGCCCAAATGTAACAGGGGCGTCAATCCAGCCCGTCGCTGTTTCGACCGCGTTGTTTTGGTTGATGTATTTTATATTGGTAATCGACAAAACGCGCGAATAAATACGCAACATGTTGCCCTCAATATAGCCGAATGGGTTTAACGTGTCCACCGTAACCACTGGCCCAGTGAACCCGTCAAACGCATACTTTACCGTCGCTTTCCGAATCGAATATCCAACATACGCCTCGCACGCATCCAACGCCATCGAAATCAAACCGGTAATATATGTATCATCGGCGGAGCTAGTAACACGAAGGTGTTGTTTTGCTTCCGCCAAACTGATATAACTCGTATCGGCGTAATCTTTTGATATGGTTTCGCGTGCTATGTACATTTTTTATTCGGTTACTTCGGTTTCTTCGATTACTTCGGTTTCGGTCTGTTCGGTTAGGTATTCGGCGTGTCCGTTTGCAACGATTTCAGACGCTAACAACGCGTCGATTTCGGCAACCTCTCCGATAAAATAACTCAATCCGTACGCACCAATCGGTGAAAACGTGAATCTCACGCTTACAACCGTCGCCTTTTCGGGCTGTTTTGTTGTTTTTTTGGCCATATTGGCGGGCGGATAGGCCGCTAAGCCACACCGCCCTATCGATTAGGCTGTAAGCAAATCGACGATTGCACCGAAGGCGGCAGGCTGTTCCACTGCAATACCTACGTGCTGGTTAACTACTACACGGGTTTTGTTTCCGATTGCCTGAGACAATGGGTCAACAACCAACTCAACACCGCCAAACTGACCAACTACCAAGTTGTTCCAATCTCCGTAGATCATTGCTGAACATACGCCTGAGCTAGAACCCTTAGTCAAGTTGCTAGGGCAGTTTAAATATGCCATGTAAGACATGATCATCGCACCGCTACCGCTGCTGATTTCGGTTTGCTTCAACTTGGCAACCAATTTGGGGTTAATCAAGAATTTACCGTTCATGCCTGCGTTGGCGTTCTCAACAGCTGCAACCAATTCCAACACCTTAGCCAATGAAGGCACGGCGCCGTTGGTTCCCATTGCTACGCTGTTAATTCCAGACGTACCCAACAATCCCAAAGGCTGGTTTGATGAGCCAGAACCGTTAATCGCTGCAGCTTCGATGGCAACCGCCAACGCTTTGATGAATGATTCAATGATTTTCTGGTCGATTGATTGGTTGTTTTGTAACAACAACTGCTTAGAAATATCGCTATAACCGGCGATACGTGAAGGGCGCAATTGACGAGCGGCGGTTACTGGGTCGCCTGATGCTGCGTCGGCTGTTTCTGCAGCCCATGCAACCGAAACGCCAGAACTGAAACCGGTCAAATCAACGTTAGCCGACAAACCTGTTAATTTGGTAGCTCCCAACTGATCCAAAACGGTTTTGGCGTACAACGCGTCAAAAAATCCAACTTTCTCCAATGGAATAAAGTTTCCACCGGCTGTGGCTGAACCTGCGGTCATGGTACGGCTTTCGCGCATTTTGATGTCCATCACCTTGTTGGACAAATAGATTCCGCTTGGGGTAATACCCAAACTACGGGCTTCGGCTTGGCTTTCTTCAACCATTTCCTTTTCAAGACCGCTCAATTTGTTGTTTCCAACTTCGGTAATCAATTTAGAAAATGAAAACGCGCGGGCTTCCTTTTCTTCGCTGTCTGATTTTGGAGCACCTGCAAGGCGGGCGATTTCTTCCATTTTCTCAGCTCTGCGGATCTCAACATCCAACCCGTCAATTTTGGCGGTCGTGGCGTCGAACTTGGTGCCTTCTTCGGCGGTCATGTTGCGTTTTTCCACCGTCAAGGTGTTGTACAACGCGTCGAGCTCGCCCTTGATGGCTGCACGCTCTTCTCTGAGTTGTTTAAGTGTTTTCATTGGTATGATTTTTATTTTTTTTTTAATAGTTTCTGTACCTCGCCATTGCTACGCGGGTCGCATCGCTCAAAACGGGCTCAATTACGGGTTCAATAAATTGGCTACGCTCCTCGTTCAATGAGCGCGCCTCGGTGCTGGTGCCCTCAGCGTATGCGGGGAACGTTACCGGGGCAACGTCGTACAATTTCTTTATTTTAGTAATTTTACGCATGTACATCGCGCCGTACTTATCCGAGTTGGTCCATTCAACAGACTCCGCAACAAATTGGAACGAGCTCTCAGAAATATCGCCACGTTTTACAGCCACCCCAACGTCGGTATGCGTTGGCGATTGGTAATCCATGGTATTTTCGTATTCCAGGTGACCCGCTGCGTTTACAAATACCGACAAGGTGCCCGACCTAGTGCGGCCCAAAATCAACTCGTCCTCATGGTTGAACAGGCAACGAACGTCTGCGTCTTTCAACGCCTCGTCGAATGCGCCTGGGGCAATCATTTCTTCATACCATCCCATATCGGTAACGGTGTTCACAACGGCAGCAATACCGCCGATTTTTTCGGGTAGCCCTTCGGCGTTTAATGCCCTTACTTCAACGGGGGCTTGGTGTCTGCGTGTTTCTCTCATGACTGGGTGTCGTTATTGTTTCCGGTAATGTTATTATTTTTCATGGCCTGGGCCTGCAATGCTTCAATTTTCGCGTCCATGTACGCCTCTAATTTGTCGGCTGTGAACAAATCGGAGGTTACCAACATTTGGTCGCCCGTTTCGAATTTCTCCAAATCCTCCATGTATCGCGCCTCGTTTCTGAGCAACCAACCGCCACGGATTCCCGCGTTGTAATAATCGGCACGCGATTTCGCGCTGGCTCTCATCAATGAGTTAAACACGAACTTAAATTCGTGGGTGGCGCGGTCTACTTCGGTAAATAATTTTTTGCTCAATTCTTGCTCGAGGCGTTCGGCTTCGGGCTGCAAGGTTTGCGCGTAAAATTGCTGCATCTCCAATTCAACATCGGTTCCCGCGTTTCCGGCATTCAACACCGACAATGGAACGCCAAAAATACGGCTGATTTCCTCAACGCTAAATTTGCGCTGTTCGATATACATCGCCTCTTGCGGGCTTAGTGACATGCGCTCCATCTTCACGCCCTCGGGTAATACGGTAGAACGACGCTGGCCGTTCACCACGTCATCGAGCGATTGGCGTAACGCTGTCGGGTCCGCAATTTTACGGTCCGATGTTAGCAAAAATTTCAACACGCCGTTTTTGTAAACGTCTGCGCTGCTGGACATGGCCGCCAAATCAATGCCCAGGGATTCCGCGTGCATTGCAATCGGTGATTTACCCATCAACGGATCGTCAGTGCATAAACCTTTGAAATGCAAAACCTCGTATGCCGCATAAATCCCCTTATAAATCGGATCCTCAATTTGGTAAAACAGCATCCCTTTGGATAAATACGGGCGCACAAAACTCGACATCACGGGGTGCAACTCAACGGGAATAAAATCCTTATTCCGTTTGATGATCGCGTATGAATTACCGCGCATTTTAAGTTGCGCCATCAAATAGGTCCAAAAATCAAAACTCGTTTGGTACGTGTTTGGTGTTTTCAACAAGCGATTCAAATCGCTGCGGGTGATCTTCTCCTTTCCGTTCTCGGTCTCGCGATAAATATTCAAATTCATCGTTGCGATTCCGTTGGCGATAACTTCCACTGAACGGTGAACGCTGGCAATACTTAACGCCGTGTTGCTTGTCACCGTCTGCCCTGAACGGGTGTAACGGCCCAGCAAGGAATAAAACGACCCGATTACGTCACCGATAAACGGCATCGCCCCGAATTGCTGCTCCCGCTTCTCGCGTTTGAATAAATTGGCCAACTGCATCGAGGCGAATTTAACGCGCGGGCAAATAACGGATGCAACAATATCCCGCGGTTTACTCCCGATTAATTTTCGCCCACTTGCTCAACGCGGAACGAAACACGCCGTAACTTTTATATTTTCGGCGGCCAAATACCGCAAAATGGCGATCTTCTATCGCTCCGTAGGCGTGTTCGTAACTACCGCCAACGGCTGAGGATTTCGGCAACTGGATGTAATACTCCCGCATAAAATCGTCCGTGTAGGTTAAATTTGCATCTTTTATCATCGTTTCATTTTTTACAATGGTACAAACCACAATTCGTCATCGTCGCGCTCCTTGGCTTTGTTCTCCATGGCTGCACCTATGGCCATAATCGAACTAACCGCGCCGTCTATTTTGTCCCCGCTCTTCTTCTTGTCGGGCTTCACATTATCGTTTTCGTCCTTTTTCATCATCACGTTTCCGATCATCCACCGCAACACTGGGTGTGCTGTGTGCTGCAAACGGCGGTTCAAAACCAAACGTTCCATCTCTTTACTCGGTGCCGTCATGGATAACATCCCCTGTCGGAATGGGTACATTTCGAGCCCGTCCTCGGTAAGCTCAATAACCAACTGCGACGAGTTAAATTTATCGTACGCAAATTCCAGAATATTAAATCGCTCCCTCAATCGGCCTATCTTATCCCGAATCGCTCTGTAATCGGTTACGTTTCCGTCCGTCACGTTTATTTCGCCATCGGCAACCCACTGCCGGTATGACTGCCCGACCTGGTCGCGCCGTTTCGTGATGGCGTCCTCGGGTAGCCAGCAATAAAACAACAACGCGTCCCGCTCAGGGAAAAACAAACTCAACGCGCAAAAATCTCGCGTACTTGCCAAATCCAAACCCGCATAACAATCCATACCTTCCAACTCGCGCTCCTTCAACCCTGCGCATGACATCCAATCGCGGTCGGTTATCCAAGTAACGGCCGAATCGGTCCAAACGTTTAACAACTTGGTCTTGAACTCGACCTCCTTGTCGTTGCTTTCTTTGGCTTCAATCAATCTATCCGTCAAATATTTATCCTGCACCGAAACGCCTAAATTCGGGTTCGCCTTCCGCCATAATTTCGGGTCGGTCCAATCATCTGTTTCGTCCAATGTGTAAATTATTGAGAATAACGTCGGGTCATCAACGAGCCCCTTCAATACGTTGGTGCAATGGGTTCGGTGCTTATAACACGGGCTCTCTTTGTTAAATCCTGCCGTGGTGATTGTAAAAAGAAACGGCTGCCGACGTGCCCCCATTGAGTTCATGATTACGTTGTACATCTCGTCCGTTTTGTGGGCGTGATATTCGTCAATCGTGGCCATGTGGGTATTTAATCCGTCGTTGGTCGTTGGCCCCCATTCAATCGGGCGAAATACGGAATCTTCGTAAATTATTCGGTGCGAGTTTACCGAATCGTGTATTTTAACCTCCCCCCGCAATATCTCAGAACCTCGCGACATGGCGGCGGCCTCATCGAACACAATTAACGCCTGAGCCATTTTGGTTGCAACGCTGAACACCTGTGCGCCTGCTTCACCATCGGCCACCAATCCGTAAAGCATAATCGAGGCGGCAAAGGTCGATTTACCGTTTTTACGCGGGACCTCAACATATGCGCGGCCAAATCTGCGCCGTCCGTTTACCTCAAATCCGAATATGTTGTAAATTATAAATTTCTGCCATGGCTCGAGCATTAAACGCTTTCCGGCAAATTCTCCGCGCCACTGTTCGAGCTCCTCGATAAATTCGACGGCATGTTGCGCCCAATCTTCGCGGAACGTGTACGCCTTCAAATCGTTCAAATAACGCTCGCACGCTAATCGAACCCACTGGCACGCCTGAATTGAACCGTTACTTACGCTCGTTGCGTATTGCGTGGCTGCGTTCATAGTGTTCGCGCTCGGTGTTGGCGCGTTGTTCGTTTCTGAATGGTGGCTCTAATCGTTCGTCGTTGCGGTAAACATGCCAAACATTATGTTCGCCACGGACGGTGAATTTTGGGGTGGGTTGCTCGGTGCTTGATGGCACCATATACGCGCTAAGGTCTTCGGTGGTTTCTGGTTTCTTTTTCATATCGCTTTTGATTTTTTAAACTTACTCAATTTCGACTCTTGGGGTGCGGCCGTCATCGACATTTTACCGCGGGCCGATGGTGTGATCCCAAACAGCACGCCAATTTCCTTGGCTTGTTTCAAACTGCGTTCACGGATGGCGAAATACGGGCTAATCACTGGACCGTGTAAACCTGGCACAACGTCCCCATGCAAAACCAATTGAACCGACGCGTTTCGGTACGTGGCCATTGCTTCGGCATACGCGGCAATCATTTCGGTATCAACCGCCACCAACAAACCCGATTTTTTCAACTCCCGGCAAACCGTGTCGAAAATTTCGACCGCTTCGATTCTGATGTGATCAGGCGCGGCGGGCAAATCGGTGTTTATTGCGTAGGTCATGTCCATTACACGAAGATAATGTAAACCATTGCAACAAAACAAGTATTCTAAATCGTCTCGTGTGAGAATGAGATTAACACAGCGGTTAAACAGGCCTCCTTATTCGTCAGATATACCCCCGCCCCGGGTCAAACGGGACTCCTTCGCACTCTTGACCGCGTGACAACTGTTGCAAAGCGACTGATAATTCCGCTCATCCCAGAACTCACCACCAAGTCGAACCGGTTTAATGTGGTCAACCATTTGTGCAGCTGTTATCGTGTTCGTTTCAAAACAGATCCGGCAAAGTGGTTCGTTCATGAGTTGCATTCGTCGAGCGATTCTCCATCGTTGGGTGTGGTATCTTGTTTCGATATGGTTGCGTTGCTGCTCGCGTTTGCGTTGTTTGCTTGGGTTGATTCGTGGCATATTATTGGGGTGTAACACGGTGTATCAAGACGTAACAAAATTCTGTTACACTCTCGAGGTTTGATTTTGTTGGGCTGATGGCCCTCTGTAACATAATAACAAAAATAAATATAACTATTATTATTATTATTATTATATATATACATCTGTCTTTCTATCATTAAAAGTGTATCTCTCGCGGGTTACGGCGTTACATTGTTACAATCCTTTGTGGTGTTGGTTTTATCGGTGTATCGCGATTTTGTAACATTTTAATTTTTGGTCTTGTTTGTGGTGGTTTTGTAGTGTGTTTTGTTTTATTGCATTGAAAAAATAAACTATTATAATTATATTCTTTACACTATCTTTGCCCCATGGAAACGTAC